AATATATTCGTTGACCACTATGTAATAAATAGTTATACTCTTAATAATTATTAGGAGGACGATATGCGTTTACGAGAATATTTAAAAAAATATACAATAGTGCAAAGAGTAATGGCTGATAAGTTAGGAATAACAATCACCCATTTGAGGATGTTATTAAATGAAAAAGCATCTCCAAGCAAGAAATTAGCAATTAAAATTGAAAAAGTTACAAATGGCGAGGTTTCAAAAGAATCTGCTATCTTTTTTGAAGATTATATTGAGAAGGAGAATGATGAGACCAGGAAAAAAGTACTTTAATGTAGGTATTGCTCTTGGGTTAAATCTTTCTTTAGAAGAAAACTTTAAGAGAATATTAAGTGTTTTAAAATCAGATTGTATAGCTGCGCACGATTCTGTAGTGATAGTTTCTGAAGATATTGATCTAATTAATGAGTTATTGAAGAAGCAAAGGGAAATATTGTTTGAGCTTGGCTCTGATGAAAATATTAAAACAAATATAGAGGTATTAAATGAGTTTTACGCTGGTAAAATTGAAGGAAAGACTTGAAAGCGATGAGAACATCTCAGATATAGAAAAAGAAAAGATATTAAGAAACGCTGAAGCGACAACCAAAATACATAAAATTTTTGAAAAGCACAAAATAGATGATATGGATTCTTTAGATATTTTAGTTGGTGCTGTCTGTGGTGCAATAGTTTCTTGTAAGAGTCCATTTAGAGCTCTTTCTGCTGCACTTCAGTGCGCATCTGAATATTATTCTATTTTTGAACATATGCAGGAGAAAAAAGATGAAGGTAAAGATAGAACGCTATAAAAGATATCCAGATGGTAAGACTAAGGGGATAGCACAGATAGCTATAGATATCGAAGGTCATTATCTCACAATCAAAGGTGTAAAGGTAATAGATAATTCTAAGGGAGGGGTCTTTTATGCTCTTCCATCAAAGAAGTATACAACTCCTGAGGGAGAAGATAAGTATACACCTATTTGTGCCTTTTTCTCTAAAGAGAGTTATCATGATTTCCATTCTTCAATGACAGATGCATTTAAAGATTTCTTTCAAAATGAATCTCAAAAATCAGTTCATCAAGATACGGACGAAAACGTCCCTTTCTAGTCTAACACATTCTTACGTTACTACAAAAAAGAAGGCTCCCATTTAACATGAGAGCCTTAACTCTAAATGAGACAATCTGAAGTTTTTTCTTGAACAGAAATTGAATTCAGACGTATTCTCATTTCATTGAAACCAAAACATAAACATAATTATAACGACTTGTATTTATTTTACACAACAATGTTTTAGCAGAACATTTTTGTTAAACACAAATAAAGAAAATATAAGCAAATCATTATAAGAAATGAAGAGCATAAATAAAATTTGCGTAAGTCATTATATCTATCGTTTGTGTTTTCTTCAACTTAAATTAGTTAAAATAAAAGCTTTATAGCTGAAGGAGATACCATGACGCTTTGTTATTCACATAGACGAGAAGATCCTTTTGTAAGATTACATCTACCTATCGTAAGAAATCCAAATATTAGTCTTAAAGCTAAGGCTCTAATGGCATATGCATTTTCTCGCCCTGTTGGTTGGTCTTTCTATGTATATGAAATTGAGAAACATTGCACAGATGGGAAAAAGAGCATACGTTCAGGATTAAGAGAATTAGAAAAGGCTGGTTATTTACACAGAAGAAGTAAAAGAGATGAGAATAATAAATTTTGTGGAATAGAATGGCATTTTACTGAAGATATGCTATCAGAAGAAGAATTTAAAAAAATGTTTGCCGTCTTACCCATTTCGGGTAAGGCCCGAAACGGGTCGGACCCAAAAGGGCACGCTAAGAAGATAGATAGTAAGAAGAAAGATATTAAGAAGAATATAGAAACTACTAACGTAGTTTCTTGTCCGTCACCTAAAAAAGTGACAGACACAGCACCAAAACAGATTCAATTCAATAGAAAGAGTAGAGAGTTTGATGGACTTGATGACAAAAAGCTCTTAAAGCTTAAAGAAACATATCCGAATCTTGATATATCTCAAGAGATTGGTAAGATGAAGCTTTGGCTTGAGGAGAATCCAAAAGGAAAACGACGTAAGGGGACTTGGAGATTTATTCTTGATTGGATATCGAGGACAAGTGAACAATATAAATTCTCGACAGATAAGCAATTTAAGAGTCTTGAAGATAAAGGGGCAATAAATTCAAATGAATTGAAAGCATTGGGTAATTTCTTTAGTTTTTATGATTCGTGGTATGATAATCTTATGGATAAATTTCTAGCTGATAGAGGAAAGGTAGTTTTTAGAAACAATAAATTATCCTTTTTTGGAGGTGAAAAAGAATATTTAGCTACCACAAAGAATTTAAGTTGGATGTTAGAAAAGTGCTGTGTTCCGTATCGAGTGATTGATAAAGCTAAGCAAATGAAAGCAATTAGTGCATAAAATTTGCTTTAAGATAAACAATATCTATCATGTCATGAAATCATACAGAATAACGAATAAAATTGAATATAGAGCAAATTAGAGATAATTTTAAAGCAATAGAAAATATGAACAATTGTGGAAGAAACAATAACTAATTCTTGTATTAAAAGAAATATTTATATATACTAAGGCAACAACTTAAACATTTAATTTAGGCTGTAAATGGCAATATCTACTAAAACCTTGACTGTCCAATTCGAAAACTCTAGAACAAATAGATATTTCAAGGTTAAATCAACAAAAAGAAAATCAAAAATAGTTTCTCAGAAAAAAACCCCAGGACCATACAAAGGAATTCCAGTGCTTGAAGGTATACATACGGATCCAATACCAGTTGAAAGGAAAACAGAAGAAACAGTAACCGTTTCTGATTGTTGCAAGTCTTTAGTGTACGTTTCAACTAAGAACGATTTTGCTAAAATTAACAAAAAAGATTCTTCTTCATGGCTAATGACAATTGAATTCATCTGCCACAAATGCGGAAAAGAATGTAGCGTGAAAGAAATACCCGTATCTAAACTTGGGAATGAAAATAAAAAAAGAAAGTTTAATCTTCTTTCTTGGATTAAGAAAATTCTAGGGTGCTAAGTGGGAGAATGTTTAATAACAATAAAATCTCCACCACAATCTCAAGGCAGACCAAGATTTGTAACTAGAGGGTCTCATTCATTCGCATTTGATCCTAACAAGGATAAGAAGAATTGGGCTAGGATTCAAATAGCAGAGCAGGTAAATAATATTTTAAGCATTCCGTTGCACTTAGATATTAAATTCTATATGCCAATACCTAAATCAACTTCAAAGAAAAAGAAAGATCTCATGTTGTTTAATGAAATTAAGCATCAGAAGAAATCTGATATTGATAATCTTTTAAAGTTTACCTTAGATGCAATGAATAATATAGCTTTCAAAGATGATAAGCAAATCTGGAAGCTTCAAGTAGAAAAGAGATATGATGAAAATCCAAGAACTGAAGTGATCATGTATTGGGATGATGAGTAACATATACGCAATATGCAATCTATAAAATTAAAATTTTAGATTGCTATACTGGAAACCCAAGACTTTCTCCAATCTCTTCCCATGCTAAACAACATACATCACAACAAAATCTTGTCATTTCATCTAACCTAGAACTAATTATTTCAGCATCTTGATCTAATTCTCTATCACAATAGTTACATTTGTCAGGAACATCAAGATTTGTAAGCATTTCATCTAACTTTTCAAGCTCTTCTTCGGTAAATAAATTTTCAGTCATAATTTTAAACAACTTCTAAAAAGAAGATATAATAGATATATTAACTTTCTTCTTCTTCAGTTAATGTGGATTTGTTAATAGATATTAAATGTCTATCTAAGAACTAATGTTTATAAGTTGTTAATAGTATTGATTATATTTTATTTAAAAATCAATCTTTACTGAAGTAAAAGAGTAATATAAACAACATACCAATCATCCAAACAAGATCTTCACCATTTGTGAACCACCATCCATATGCTAATGAAATCATTGAAAGAGACAAGACTATGATGGATGAAGGAAGAACAGCAAGTAAGAAGACTATTGACGCTACGATGGCTCCGCTAATCACTTTTTCTCCTTTGTAGTGAGTCACTTTTTAGAGACTTAATTTATGCATACCGTCTGACAACCTCCTTGATGCTTGACCAACGGATCTTCTATTTGTCCTTGATTACTAGCTAATTCTTCTATTTCCCAGTCTTCAGCACATTCATCAGAGCAGAAGTCTAAGTCTTTAGCACCCTTAGCTTCATAAGCATTTTCAGGATTAACACCCTTTTCGCAATATTCGCATACGACCTCTACTCTAGGTGGTTGGTAAAGGTTCTCTGTATAATTTAAATTTGCTAAGTCTATATCAAACATTTTTATTTCCTTTGCTTTTAGATATCTATTTCTTCAGGAACAACTGTTATCTTATACCCAAGTTCTTTTATTAGAGAGATGATATCTGGCATAAGTGTTGCCGATCTTGTCATCTTTCTAAATATTTCAGCTTTTTCACATACAGGGTATATTCGCTGAACGCCAAATACGCTTTTTAACCTAACTTTTATTTCCATTTTAACTTATCCTTGATTTTGAATTTCTCTCTAAAAAATACCAAACCCGTACAGGCTGGAGACTAAGATCAACAATCAAGATCACAATCCTCAATTCTTTTAACTTTTACGTTCTTTAGAAGCTCTAATTGTTCTGGTCGTAAGAACAGAGTTAGTGAGCTGTCCTCTGTAAAGACATCTAAGTAAACTAAATCATTACCATTAATCTTGATTTGTCTAACCTCTGTATGTATCTTTGAACTGTAGCAATCAAATTGAACTCTTATCATTTTATTATCCTCTCTTAAAAGTGCCAAATGCTCACCGCAAAAACACCGCTTTATTTATATATATAATTATTAAATTTAAAATTAGCATTGGAGCCGATATTAATAGTGAAATTAACATTTTCAATCCTTTGTTTAGGCTCTCATCCCATACCAGATCACTAAGAGCGCCCCTAGTAAAAAATACATCTTATTATCTCCTTATTATATGCTTTAATGTTATAACTTATATAATAACATAACAAGTAAAAGTTATGCAAGCAAAAAGCAAATAAAAATAAATTGTTGTCATTAATCCACAGGAATTAGAAAATAAAATTTGACGCTAGGGGGAAATATGACTTATAACGTCTTTACAAAGGAAAGCTTAGAGGAACTGTCTAGGGTTCTCGAAACAAAATTCTCCGATGGATTAGATCCAATAGGATTTCTAATGCAATATGCAGACCTATCATTCACAGAAGCTATTGAAATACTTGCTAAGAAACTTCATGTAAAAATAGAGAGAAAGGAGGAATGATATGCCTTTGGTAAAAGGAGCTGGAAAGAAAGTTATAGGTAAAAATATTAAAGAGCTCATTAAATCTGGAAAGAAGCCAAAGCAAGCAGTAGCTATATCATTATCACAAGCTAGAAAATCTAATAAAAGAGGTAGATGATGGCTAAAGAAAAGTGGATAAAGAAAGCAATAAAGAAGCCAGGAGCATTAAGGAAAACCTTAGATGTTAAGAAGGGTAAAGATATCCCTAAGGGAAAGCTTGAAAAGGCTGCTAAAGGTAAAGGCATAACTGCTAAAAGAGCACGCCTTGCTCAAACGTTAGATAAATTGAGGAAGAAATAATGACTGTTTGTGAAAAAACACAAAAAGAACTTGCTGATTGCGCACCATTTGATAAGAAGGTTGGGAGACCATTATATTGGACAGATGAAAACATTGAGAAATTAGCTGATGAGCTTAATGAATGGAGCAAAAAAGAATCCACTTTAGTCATCGGAGAATTTGCCACGGACAGGAATTGTAACCCATCTCTTTACCGAAAATTATCAAATATAAATACAAAATTTCGTTCGGTGTATAAAACTGCCCTGAGGAGAATTGGAGATCGTAGAGAAAAAGGAGCCATGAATAAAGAGCTTGAACCTAGGACAGTTTCTAAATATGCAAGGTTCTACGATGAAGAATATAATGAATTCATTTTTTCCATGGTAGAACATGAAGAACTCGTTAAAGCTAAAGCAAAGATAAAGGCTCTTAATCAAGAGCTGAACAATAAGGGTGAGATAATAGAATATTTACAAATGCAAAAAAAGATTGATGAAGTTACAGAATAAATATGCTAAACGAACTCTCACCACAGCAAAAGATATCTTTGAGAGATTCAGATGCTCGCTTGAATATCTGGGAGGGTGCTGTACGATCTGGTAAATCATTTTCAGCCCTTTTACGTTTTATTGAGTTTGCTATGTCTGGCATAAAGGGTGATTTTATAATTGTTGGTAAATCTGAAAGTTCTATAAAGCGTAATATCATTAGTGAGATAGCTAGATTACTTGGATCAGAGGCTCGTTACTTTTCAGGTAAGAGAGAACTATTTCTCTTTGGAAGAAGAATACATATTGTTGGTGCAAATGATGAAAGGAGCGAGGGAAAGATAAGAGGTGCTTCATTTGCTGCAGCTTTAGTTGACGAAGCAACTACTATTCCTGAGAGTTTCTTTAAGATGCTTCTATCACGTTTAAGCATTGATGGAGCTAAGCTTTTTGCAACGACTAATCCAGATTCACCGTTTCATTGGTTAAAGGTAGAATATTTAGATAGAGAAAAAGATCTTGATCTTAAAAGATTCAAATTTGTTCTTGACGACAACCCTTCTCTAACAGAAGATTTTAAATGTAATTTAAAAAGAGAATATAGGGGACTTTGGTATCGCAGATTTATTGATGGAGATTGGGTACTAGCTGAAGGTGCTATTTATGACTTCTTTGATAAAGATTTACATTGCATAGACTTTCCACAATCACATGGTAAGTATTATGTTGCTGGAGTAGACTACGGCACAACGAACCCTTCTGCATTTACTATGGTTGGTTGTAATCCCGATAAATATCCTAACTTATGGGTAGAGAAAGAATACTATTGGTCAGCTAAAGAAATGATGAGACAAAAAACCGATTCTGAATATGCCCAAGATCTTATTAATTTCTGTAACGGATATAACGTTAAAGCAATTGCAATAGATCCTTCAGCAGCCAGTTTCATAGCTGAATGCAATAAGCAAGGAGTTAGAAATATACGTGATGCTAACAATGATGTTTTAGATGGTATCCGTTTTACTGCTCAATTGCTTACTGAGGGTACGTTGAAAATATGTAGACAATGTACTCATTTGCTTCGAGAAGTAGAAACGTATGTTTGGGATGAGACTGCTGCTTTAAGAGGAGTAGAAAAACCAAAGAAGGTTAATGATCATTTGATAGACAGTTTACGTTATTCTTTAATGTACTGGTATGAACGAGGTTTTAATCAAACAACTCCAGAAGAGTTACAAAATAGATTTAATAAATCGCTGGGTATAGACAATAATTTACCTGCGTTTTTTAGAAATACATTTTAAGGATTAGATATGGTAGCACCTAATTTAAACGAAAGATACTATGCTGATGGCGATAAAAATGTTAAGTCCATGATGGAAGATGCATACGCTCAGGCATTGACTGTTAATCAGTCTTATTGGGCTGAAGCTGACATTGATGCTCGTTTTAAAGCAGGAGATCAACAGCTATGGAATGAAATTTATGGGAATGCTCGAGTATCGAAGAGACATTTTAATTTCAATCGCATGCGTAGAGTCATTAATATGATTACTGGCCATCAGAGAAAGAATAGAAAAAGCATGGTTGTAGTTCCTATGGAGAATAGCGATCAGTATACAGCTGATCAATTAAGTCAGGTTCTGTTTTGGGTAACTAAAAGAGATAATATGCTTTCAACTATAAGTGATGCTTTCGAAGGAGCTATTACAACTGGAATGAATCTATTGAGCGTTTGGGTTGATTATAGACATGATAGCGTTAACGGTGATATTCGTTTAGACAATGTAAGTTACAATGGATATCTTATTGATCCATTTTTCAGAAAGCAAGATTTGAGCGACTGTAATTATTTATGGCGGCGCATGTGGAAATCTAAAAATCAACTTAAGGCTATGTTTCCAGGTAGAGAAAATGAGATAGATGAAATAAATCCAAGGGGAAATAGAGACGGTAAGTTTAGTTATATGCCTGAAGCGTATAGTTCTAGTCAGAATAATCTAATAGCACTCGATGAATTTTGGTATGCAGATACACGAACTCAAAAAGTTATTCAAGATGTAGAAACTGGTGATACGGTAGAATATTTTGGAGATGATGACACACTAGAAGAATTTATTAGCCAAGATTCAAATCGTATTGTTAAAACTATTTCTGTTCCAACGGTTAAATTAGTATATTGTGTTGATGGTCGTGTATTTTATGATGGTCCTAATCCTTATGGTCATGAGATAAAGCCAGTAGATAGATATCCCTTTGTACCAGTATTTGCCTATTATGAGCCAGATGTTCAGTACTATCCTTGGAGGATTCAAGGGGTCTGTCGAGGTCTAAGAGATGCTCAGTATTTGTATAATAGAAGAAAGATTATAGAGCTAGATATTCTAGAATCTCAAGTTAACTCTGGTTGGGTTTATGAAGAGGATGCATTGGTTGATCCAAATGATGTCTTCATGACTGGTCAAGGAAAGGGAATAGCTGTAAAGCAGGGGCGTTTATCAGGAGTTCAAAGAATTGAAGCTCCACAGATTCCTCCATCGATGATTCAGCTAAGTGAACAACTTGGCAATGAGATCATGCAGATATCTGGAGTTAATGAAGAGCTTTTAGGATCTGCTATGGATGACAAGGCTGGTGTTCTTTCTATGTTACGCCAAGGTGCTGGTCTTACTACTCTTCAAAAGCTTTATGATCAACTTGATTATTCTCAGAAGATATTGGGAAGTATAATAGTTGACATGATACAGTCTAATTTTCGCCAAGGTAAAATACAAAGGATTACTGAAGAAGAGGTTTCTCCACAGTTTAGACAGAAGTCTTTTCAAAAGTATGATATTGAGATCTCAGCAGGTTTAAATACAGAAACACAGAAACAGATGCAATTTGCTCAGATGCTTGAGTTACAGGCTGCTGGTATTCCAATAGCTCCAGAAGACTTATTAGAGGCTTCCACAATACAGAATAAATCTGACATCATTGAAAATATGAAGAAGCGTGAGGAAGCAGGGGCAAAGCAAGCGCAAGAAGAGCAAGCAATTCAAATGCAAGTTCTACAATCACAAATTAATAGTTTAAATTCGAAAGCTCATGCTGATCAATCTCTTGGTCTTGAAAGAATTTCTAGAATAGATGAGAATTCTGGTCTAGCTGAAGAGCGTAGGAGTCAAGCTATAGAAAATATTTCTGATGCTAGATTGAATAGAGCAAAGACTATTAAGGAACTTGAAGGAATGGATTTAGAACAGATTCAAAAGCTAATAGATTTAAATAGAATTTTAGCAAAATCTAATGAGTCTGAAGAAATAGAAAAATCTGGAAACATTTCACTTACTGATAGAATAAGTACACTTAAGGGTTCTATGCCATCAGAGACAATGTCTAATATAGGTTAAGATATAAGAGAGAGCGCATTTTAGATTGTATTAGATATGATTCTGTGCTACTTCCCGCATATCTCATCAAGTCTTCCATCTTTAAAAAGTTTGCAGAATTGTAGAAGTTGACTTTGCTCTTTTGGCAACATATTTTCATTTAAAATTAAGTATTCAATAGTATTTTTATCAGGTAACGACCAAAGATATTCTAAATCTCCAGAAAATGGAAAATATTTGAACACTGTTTGATCATAATCAGGTGTGGGAAGTGTTTTTCTAGCCAAGAAATATTGGCGAATAACATTTACCATTAAACGCTCTCTCTTATTTATGATAACAACATAGTAAGGTTCAATCCAATCAGCATGATTCTTTATGCATTCTTCAACTTGAGGTAAAAATTCCTTAGTCATCTCATTGCTAGTATCCATAAGACTTTGCTTATCATCTGCTGTATCTAATAACTTTTTAACATGTTCTCCTACAGTTTTATCTTTTTCAGCTAGTTCAGATCCCATATACCACTCTCTCCAATTAATCCTTTTATCATTTCAAAAAGTTGTTCATTATACATTTCTTCTGCGTCATCCATATATCCCTTCTCTATCTTTCTTAAAAGATTAGATATTTCATATAAAGATTCGTACATCTCTCTAGAATGAAAATATAATTCATATTCATCCTTTTCTTCTGGTAGATCAAATTCTAAAATTGCTTTTGACATTATACTATTCCTTTCGTACGTACAAATAATAGTTATACAAAATTAATTTTTATTTAACTATACAAAAAAGCCGCAACCTAAGCCACGGCTAGAGAAAAAACTTTGTGCGCTAAAATTATTTTCTCATCATCTTTTTAACTTTACCAACCATCTTCATATTTTCTTTATCAAGGCCAGACTGGGTATCGACATAACCGCCTTCCATGACAGCATAATCTTTATCTGGGTAAGACCAATGCTTAACTTCTTGAGGAAGATTTGAGTAACTATTCTTATCTATTTTAGATTCTTTTTTATCACCATAATATTTTTTAGCCATTTTTATCTCCTTGTGAAAACTGTCAATGTAAATCCGCTTTACATTAACAAGGCTTTTGACCCCTAGACACTAAGTACCCTGTGCACTTTGCTAGTTAAAATAATTTTAACCCCTAACATATTTAATGGAAAGTGTTATAATAATAATGAGATCTAGGGAGAGCTCCCCGAAAAGACTTGTCTACTTCGAGTCCTGATCTCTTTTTCTAAAGTAGTCTAACCTTAAAGTAGGAGGTCATTATGCCTATTGTTAAATGTGAGTTTTGTGGAAAAGAATTTAAAAGATTTTCTTGCAGAATTAACAAATTTAAACATAGTTTTTGTTCACGTGAATGTGTAGCGAATAATCAAATAAAATCAATAGAAAAAAAAGTACTGTTTAATGTTAAAAAACTTTCAAATGGCTGTTGGATATGGAATGGATCCTTAACTGAATTTGGTTATGGGCAGGTTTTTCATAATAGAAAAATGTATAGAGCTCATAGGCTTTCATGGATAATACACAACGGAGAAATTCCAAAAGGAATTCTTATTTGTCATATCTGTGATGTGAGATCGTGCATAAATCCTCAGCATCTCTTCATGGCACGGCATCAGGGGAATATGGACGACATGGTAAAGAAAGGTAGACAGTCAAAAGGTGAAAACCAATCATTTTCAAAATTAACAGAAAAGCAAGTAAAAGAAATACGAACTATCAACAAAATAGATAAATACTCCTATATTGATTTAGCTAAACAATACAAAGTTTCTAGAACAACAATTTATAATATCGTGAATTTAAAAGCGTGGAAACATATTTAATATCAATCTTGCAAATAATTATTTACCCTGTAACAATTATGGTAACTCAACTTACTTCGCTGCTAGCGTATTAGTGTAAGAAGAGTAATTAACAGAAAAACAGGGTGTCGTTTACCCATAGGAGTGTTTAATGTCTGAAGAAAATATTCAAGAGGCGCAACAGGTGAATATCGCCGATTCACAACAAGACGAAGGCACTCTGGCCTCTGAAACTGAGACTCAAGAGATTCAAGGACAAGATCAGGAGAAACAGAAAAGTGAAACTGATCAAGAACGTAATTGGAGAGCTTTGAGAAGCAGTAAAGAGGAAGCTGAACTTCGAAATAAGGAATTAATGAGACAGAATGCAGAGTATGCTGCAATGGTAAAGGAACTTGCTTCAGGGAAGAAGCAACAAACTGAGCCTGAAATTGAAGAAGAAGATGACTCAGATATTCCTACACTAGGCAAAACAAAAGAGACAATTAATCGTCATGCACAAAAAATTGCACAAGATGTTGTTTCAAAAGTTTTAGCTGACCGTGAGCAAGCTGACGCTCCAAATAGATTAAAGCGTGAGCATGCTGATTTCGATCAAGTTGTAAGCAAAGATAATGTTGATTACTTAATTAAAAACGAACCAGAGTTGGCGGCGATATTGAATGATATCAAGGATGTTTATAAACAAGGTAAAACTGCTTATAAATTCATGAAAACTCTTGGTATTGCAAAAAAAGATAATGTTGATTCTATGAAACAAGATGCATATCGTAATACGGCGAAACCCGTTTCTCCTAATGCAGTAGCAGGTAGGAATTCAGTTGGAGATGCTAATATGTTTGCTAGAGGTTTAACATCTGATCTTAAAAAGCAATTACATCAAGAGATGGTAGATTCAATAAAAAGAAGATAGTCGTTAACTCTATTACAACATGGAGTTAAAAAATGGCAATTACAACTACATCAGTATTGCCTGCGCCAGTACAGCAGAGTTTTTCTTATAAGCTCTTATCCGTACCTACTCCCTATATGATTCATGGCATAGCTGCTATGAAGAAAATGATGCCTGCTAATGGTGGAACAACTCTTCGTATGAGAAGATATAACCCACTTAACACAGCAACAGTACCTTTAGGGAATAGTGGTATTACACCACCAGCGCAGCAACTTAGTGCGATTGATATCGATGCTAAGATTAATTTTTACGGAACATATGTATATTTGAATGAGCAGGTAACTTTACAGAACCAAGATCCAGTTCTAAATGAAGCTACCCAAAGATTGGGAGTATCTCTTCGTCAAACAGAAGACGAGCTTATTCGTAACATGCTTGCGTCTACAGCATCGTTTATTAACTGTGTAAACGGAACAAATGGAGATAACCCAACCGAATTAACTCGCCAAGATATTGATGAAGTTATTCGCTCATTAGCAAATAATGATGCTTATACTATTTCTGATAACATCGAAGGTGATGATAAGTTTGGAACAGCTCCAGTACGTGATGCATATTTTGCATTAGCTAGTACTCAGCTTATTGGAGATTTGGAAGATGTAACTGGCTTTATTGCTAAGGCACAATATCCAAATCAAATGGATACACTTCGTCCTGAGTGGGGAAATGTTTCCAATCTTCGCTTCTTGCTATCTTCTATTGGTTCTGTATCTACAACAGCTTCTTTAAATAGCGCTGATGTTTATAACATCTTCTGCGTTGGTATGGAAGCATATGCTTGTATAGAACAAGATGGATATAGTTCACAGTTCATTTATCGCCCACCTATCTATGATGGTCCTTTGGCTCTCAATGCTAGTGTAGGTTATAAGATGGCACAAGTTCCACGTATCACAAATGATGCATGGGTTATTAATCTTAGAACAACATTAAACGTGTAAGGAGGACATTATGACTGCTGAAACAGAAATCATGGTCGGTGCATATGTCTCCGATGGCACATATAAGATTCTACAGCTACCCGCTGAAGTTCATTATTTTCAGGTTCACAATTACACCCAGTATAGCTCAGCAGCTAACCCTGGTGTTGTAAAGCGTGCATATTGGTTCCTTGGAATGCCAGATGATTATTATCTTGGTGTTAAGAATACCGATGGTGCTGCTACAGATGAATCTGTATTAGGAACTTCTGGTGGATTCAGATGGTTAGAATCTCAGCCAAACAACCTAGAAGCTGCTAAAACTGCAACAGCTATTACAGCTGCTGCACCACCTGTAGTTTCTGCTGTATCTCATGGATATGAAGTTGGTGATACAGTTCTTGCTACTGGTTCTACAGGAATGTTGCAAATTGCTGGTATGGAATTTACCGTAACTGTAAAAGATAGCGCAAACGCTTTTAGCATTGGATATCTTGATGCTTCAGGTTTTGCTGCTCCTGCTACAGCTGGTTCTTTTAGAAGAGTTTCCACACCTCCTATGTTTGCACCACGCCGTAAATTTATCACAAAGATAACCAAAGCAGCTTCTGCTGTTGTTACACTTTCTGTAACACACGGTTATCAAGTTGGTGAAAAAGTTCGTTTTAACATCCCTGCTGCTTTGGGCATGGTTGAAATGGATGGTTTAATTGGTGAAATCACAGCTATATCTACTGCAAACAACACCATTACTGTTAATATCGATTCACAAGCGTTTACAACGTTTGCGTTTCCTGCTTCTGCAAGTGTTCCATTTACACATGCTCAAGTAATTCCAGTTGGTGATGATGCATCAGTATTGACAGGCGCTACAGAGAACGAAGGCTATAGAGCTTTACGTATCGGTGGTACTGTTGATGGTGCTTCTTTAGATGATATGAAGTGGATGGCATTAAGAGCAGGTTATAGACTAATAGAGTCATAATATAATTAAAAATCGGGGGTCCCTAACGCTTATGCTCAGCGTCCTCGGCGGCCAAGAGAGGTAAGGTCGTAACTGCAGTGGGGCAGTCCTCTCATTTTTTTAAAGGAGCAATTATGCCAACGGTTTTAAAAAGTCCGTCAGATAAGTTAAAAAATCTTCAAAAAGAAGAATCTAGATTAGTAAAAGGAAAGTTTATGTGCCACGAGCCTAAAGGTGGTTCTGTTAAATTTTCTTTTCGTAAATATAAAGAAGATCCAACAAAACATTATCATCTTATTGATGGTCAAGAATACGAACTTCCAATAGCTGTTGTAAAACATCTTAACAATTGTGGGTGGGAAATCCATTCTAATTTGTTAGATGCACAAGGTAATCCTTACGTAGGAACTGGTAAAATAGAGCGTAGATTTACATTTCAAGGATCAGATTATATTTGATTGTGTTAACATGGAGTTATTTGTTGCAGCATTTTACTCATAATATAGCGAGGTAATTTTGACTACTTTAGCAAACATAAGAACAAAAGTAAGAAGACTAACAGCTTCTCCATCGGCGTTGCAGATCAATGATTCTGATATAGATAGTTATGTTAATACTTTTTATTTAAACGATCTTCCCTCTCACCTAAAGTTATTTTCATTGAAAGAGACATATACATTTTACACAGAACCTAATGTTGATAAATATGCTTTAAATACAAACCCATCTTTTACTGCTGTAACACCAAAAGCATATTATAGCATAGAACCTCCTGTGTATATTGCTGGATATGAATCACTATATACACAATCTAGGAATGAATTTTTCAGATTATATCCTCAAGTAAACAATGAACAAAATAGTGCTGGTACAGGAATAGCTGGACCATATACTTTTTCTATAACAAATACTCCTGTATTACGAAATCAGGTTATGATATCTGCAGTAGATGGTGGTGGAAATACTCTTGTTGCTACAGATAATGGAACTGGTGGATTTACAGGTGATGTTATATCTGGTGCAATAGATTATGTAACTGGAGCAATAACAAACTTTACTTTTACAGCTGTAATACCTGTAACACAGAATATTACAGTGCAATCTGTTCCTTATGTTGCTAATAGACCAAGCGCAGTATTATTTTTTGATAATACATTTACATTAAGAGCTGTTCCAGATAAAGCATATCGCGTAGAAGTAGATGCATATATATATCCTACAGCATTATTAAACTCTTCAGACAATCCTGAAGCTCAATTTTTATGGCAATTATTAGCTGTTGGAGCATCAAAAAAGATTTTTGAAGATAGGGGTGATATGGAGAGTGTTAATATGATTATGCCATTATTTAATGAACAAATGATTTTATCTCAAAGAAAGACAATAGAACAAAATAGACCTGTTAGAACTGCTACCATATATACTTCTCAATATCAAGGATCAGGAAATTTAAATTATAACAATATTTAAGGGGAAATATGGCTTATCTCAATAATATACCAGCTGCTTCTGACATATTAGCAATAAGTCAGGGTCAAATTTTAGAAAACTTTTCACAATTACAAACACAATTTAGTGTAGACCATGATTCATTATTAGCTGCTGGAGCTTCTGGTAAACATTTAAAATTAACATTACCAGAAAGAGCAGCTGACGCTGCTACAGGTGTTAACGAAGGAGCTCTTTATACTAAAGATAGTGGAACTCAAACGGAACTCTATTATAGAGAAGAAAATAATGGTACTGTTGTTCAATTAACTAGTAATGGTGGTATTGGATTTGTTCGTGCTTTTTGTTCTTTCTTATATGCTGCTGTATCACCTTTTAGCCCTACTGGCACAGGATATAATATTGGTGCTGGCTCTATTGTACGTAATAGCGCAGGTAATTATACCATAACATTTACTAATGCTTTGCCTTCTGCTAATTATACTGTAGTTGGTTCGTCTCAAGATGGATTAATTTTTTCTGTTATATCAAAAAATGCAGCATCTGTGAATATCTCTATAAGGCGTGGTGATAATGATGCATATATTGATGGAGAAGCGAATTTCACAATCTTTCAAGTTTAAGGTTTAAAAATGAGTTATAAGCCATTTTATATAGAAGCTTTTAAAACAGGTCTTGAAAGAGATAAATCTGATTTTCAACTTTTACCCGATGCTTTCTCTATTCTTCAAGATGCATATGTTTGGAGAGATAGAGTTTCTAGAAAAAAAGGATATAAACAAGTTGGAAGATTATTAAGAATACTGTCAGGTCAATCTCTTGGTCTTACAACAGCAAGTCCTTTTTCTGGAAATATAAAAACAATCCTTTCCCTTGAGTCAAATGCTCAGATTGTACCTGGATCTTTATCTATTAATATTGCTGCTCCAGGAGCAGAGGGTTTTGTAGAACCAGCTATTCCAGATGGAACTTTAATTGGTAATGGTGGTGGATCTGGTACTATAAATTATTCCACAGGAGCATTTACATTAGTAAGTGGAGCTGGATGGGGAGCAGGACAGGCAACAAATGCAGTATTTAACTATTATCCAACTCTTCCTGTAATGGGTATTGATTTAAGAGCTCTTACAACGATTAATGCGGATATAACCGTAGCATTTGATACAAAATATGCTTATCAATGGAATACTGGAAGCAAAAGATTTGAAGAATTTGGAGGAGGAACAACTTGGCAAGGATCAGATAGTCAATTTTTTTCTGTTAGTAATTATTATAGTACCACTGCTAGTGGAGATATAATGCTTGTTACTAATTTTAATAAAGGTCCTACTCCAGATCCAATACGATATTATAATGGCACGTGGAACACTTTTGCTCCACCTGTTGATGGAGTGGGAAATGAAATGCATCAGTGTAGATTAATATTTCCATATAAAGGACGACTTGTTGCTTTGAATACATGGGAAGGATCTACATTAGCTGCTTCTACTCAAAATTCTCGTAGAGCAAGATGGTCACAAAATGGAGATGCTCTTGCAGCTGATGCATGGCGTAGTGATATAGCTGGGAAGGGAGGATATATTGATGCTCCTACTTCAGAAGCCATTATTTCAGCAGAATTTATTAGGGATACTCTTGTTGTTGGATTTGAGAAATCTATTTGGAAACTAAGATATACAGGAAACTTTATCCTTCCTTTTGTCTGGGAAAGAGTTGATAATGAATTTGGTGTAGAGTCTACTTTTTCAATTGTTAGAGCTGATTCTTCACAAATATCAGTTGGAAGTAATGGAATTGTTGCTTGTGATGGGATAAATGCTAAACGTATAGACGGTAAAATCCCAAATACTGTTTTTAATATACATAATGAAAATGATGGACTGTTTAGAGTTCATGGAATTAGAGACTACGATAAAAAATTAATATATTGGACATTCCCATCAGCTCAGAATGATAAAACATATCCAGATAGATTATTAGTTTTTAACTATGAAGATTTATCATGGTCATTTTTTAAAGATAGTCTTACGTGTTTTGGTGTATTACAAGAATTTGATGATAAAACATGGTCAGATTATCCCAATACTACATGGGAGCAAGCATTATTTCCTTGGGTGGATACTGCTTTACAAACATTATATCCAGCAGTAATAGCAGGAAATCATCAAGGATTTATAGTAAAGTTACAGAGAAGAGCTAGAAATGATCCTGGATTAACTATAACAGCTATTACACCAGGAACCCCTGTGCAGATCACTAGCCCTAACCATAATTTATCTACTGGAGATTATGTGCGAATAGATGGAATTATTGGTACAGCCAGTGTTTTAAATGATAATTCATATAAAGTTAATTTTATTGATGTAAATAACATAACATTAAGTGATGAAAATGGTAATCCGATTACTGTAGCTGGTGGTAGTACTTATATTGGTGATGGTGAAATTATATTATTGCATGATTATATTGTTAGGACTAAAAAGTTTAACTTTTTAGATCGTGGTACTGGTACCGAATTAGGTTATATTGATTTTCTTCTTAATTCCACTACTAATGGTGAATTCAATGTTGATATCTTTGCTGACAACAATAACAACACCCCTGTTAATGTTAATGATTCTTTTTTCAATAATACTGTGTCTACCGCTGCTTATGATTCTGATATTACTGGACAAGATAAGCTATTACACAGGATGTTTTCTAGGCAACATGTGCAGTTTCTTCAGTTTGAATTAAATCTTACTGGAGAACAAAAAATAGATACTTCTGTACATGATTCAGATATAGAAATTTATGCTATGACTGCATGGGTTGAAGCCTCAGGAAGAATAGTATGAGCTTTTTACCAGACAATTCACTTACTTCTTTTGTGCCAACAGATGTAATATTACCTGATGATCCTACAGAATTACGGCGTAGTTTAGATGATATTTTAAGAAAAATTATAGATGCTCTTAATGATAAACAAATTGGACACTATAATACTGTAGAAGGTGTAAATGGAGATAAGTTTTTTACTCCAGGAGACCCACAGAACTTTAAGGGTGTATATAGGAAGGTAATAGATTTCGGTGCATTACCAAATAGTGCTACCAAATCTGTTGCTCATGGAATAACAATAAGTGCTACTACTGAATTCACTCATATATATGCAACAGCTACAGATCCAAGTACTTCATTTATACCTATTCCTTATGTAGATATGAGTGGTGGAAATAACCACATTCAATTATCTTTAGATAGTACAAACGTAACAATAATTACTAACTTTAATTACTCTGCATATACTACATGTTATGTAGTCGTTGAATATACTCAGGGTTAAGTTAAGGAGAATTTAGATGGGCTTTTTATCAAATTTTTTCAAAGGCACGAAAGATAAATGGGAGCAAAAGCAACTATTTACGCCACAACAACAAGCATTCATGGATGCAATGATGGCAGGAGCACAACCTGGACTTGAATCAGGACTAGGTTATTTGTCATCTTTACTTGGAGGAGGGCAAGAAGCAACACAAGCATTTGAAGCCCCTCTTATGAGACAATTTCAAGAGCAAACAATTCCTGCATTAGCTGAAAGATTTGCTGGATTAGATGCTCAGGGTTCATCTGCATTTGGTCAATCTTTGGGTCAAGCTGGAGCTGGACTTGCTGAGAATCTTGCTGCTCTTCGAGAAGGGTTGAAAATGCAAGCTATCGGCCAATTAAGTCAATTAGGTGGAATGGGTCTTGGTCAGAGGTACGAAAATATTTTAAGACCAGGAAGACCTGGTGCCCTAGGTGGTATTCTAGGTGGATTAGCTGGTGGTATTGGTGCTGGTCTTGGTGCTGGAATGGGTGGTTCCATGTTTGGTGGTGGTGCAGCAGCTGGTGGTGCTGGAATGGGTGGCGGAGCAATGGCACCTGGAATGTTAGTTTAAAGGAGAAATAAGATGGTACAAGTTATACCTCAGATGATGGGATTAGGAGAACAAATAGGAGCAGCTTTTGGTGGTGGGCTTCAACAAGGGATTCCTCAAGGCATTCAAACTTTACAAAATCAGCTTCAACAACATCGTGAAAATACTGCATTAAAAGAATTATCACAAAAGTGGAAACCTGACACACCTGATGCTGAAATTATGAATGACATCATGACAGCTCCAGTTAGTAAAGAATCTAAGCAATTATATCTTTCAGGTATGGGACAGCTTATGAAACAAAAGGAGCAAGAGAAAAAGCGTACATTTCTTGAAAATATTATTAGTGGTAGACCTCAAGCAGCAGTTGAAGAACAGGTTACAGAGACAACAGAAGTTTCTAAGCCTGTTTCACAAATATCTAAGCCAGCTATTCAAAAACAAGGTGGTTTTTCTGAAGAACAAATAGCAGCTGCAACAATGGCAGATCCTAGTATTGGAAGAATGATGCAATCTCAGAATGAAGCGGTAGAAAAAAAATTAGAAAGAAAAGCTAGAATGCATACTCCTATTACAACAAAATATTTTGAAAAGATTAATGAGCGTGCTGATGTACTTCCACAAAAAGAAAGTGCTTTAACATCTATGGAAAGAGCTATTTCAGAGGGAGACTTTTCTGCTTTTAGTCGTGATAATCTTGCAGACATTACTGGAATAGAAGCTTTACGTACAGCGAAAGGAGCAGAATTTATTTCCTCTGGTAAAGAATTCTTTTTAGGTAGTTTAAAAAGAGCTGGAGCACGTCCAAACCAATGGGTAGAACAGCAAATCCAGAAAATGTTGCCTAAAATTGGAAGAAGTAAAGAAGCTAACCTTACTGTTACAGAAGCTTTAAAAAACGAACTAGATATTGAAAAGAAACAAATTGAACTCTCTAATGAAATTGCTGATGATCTAGAAAATAAGCTTGGATATGTACCAAGAAATATAGGTTCTCTAGTTATGCAAAAGATGAAGCCATATGCAGAACAGAAGCAAAAAGAATTAGCTAGTACTTTAAAAGATATATCTAAAGGTAAAGTTTCTAATAAAGAAGAGACTAGTCCTACTGAAAGAGTTGAAGTGAAGGTACAAGAATTTGAAGAAACGGGAAAAACGTTTGAAAAAATGCCATCTCCAGCACAATTTAAAGATCAAGTTATTGAAGACGATAAAGGCAATAAATTTATAAGCACAGGAAAGACCTGGAGGAAAATGTAATGGCCTTTAAACTTTTAAAGCAAAAAATTGATGATGTTGAAGAAGACGTTTCAGTTGAACAACTAGTAGAACCTGGAAAATTTAAATTATTAAGTAGACCAGTAGAGACAGTTGAAGAAGGTGGCGAGTTTGCAAAGACATCAAAAGAAATAGCTAAGAGAGGAGCAACAGGATTAACTGAAGGATTTCTTGGAACATATGGAGATATACTAGATACTTTAGGTCTTCAATCACCTGATGTATTACAACCAGGTCAAAAAGAACTATTAAAAGCACAACATGAAGCTCCAGAATCTATTCAGCCATTTTTAGATATGGATGATGATTTGATGCCTCGTTATGGTAAATTACCTTCTAGTGAAGATATAAAAAAGTTTTTAGGTATGTTGGGTATTAATATAAAGCCTTCAAAAGAATTTCTTGGAAGAGCGGCTGAACGTGCTGGTAAAGGTCTTGGTGCAGCATTAAGTTTTGGTGGAGCTGGTGCTGGTGCAATGGCAACAGGTGGTGCAGTTGGTCAAGCAGTTGAAGAAGGTACAGAAAGTCAATTAGCTGGTAGTTTAGCTGAATTAGCAACTTCCTTACGTGCTGACAAAATTTTAACAAAGAAATTATTACCTGGTGCAAAAACTAAAGATATTGTCGAAGCAGGAAGAAAACTTGGGCTGACTGAACAACAACTTACACCTTTAATACAGAAAGAAGGGAAGCTTGCTTTTCTAGGAAAGTTTGCTCGTAAAGGTGATAAGCAAGAAAAATTGATAGCAGGAATAGAATCTACTCTTGGTGATGCTTATGAATTTGTAAAAACAGATGCAAAGAAATTGCCAGCAATTCCAAAAGAAGACTCTGCAAAGTTAGCAGATTCTTTTGATAATATTGTAGAAAACCTTAAGAAGACAGTAAAACCTAATCCAGAAAAACAACAAGCTATCGATTTTATAAGTGTTGCTTCAGACATAGTTAGAAAAGAAGGAACAACACCAGAATCTTTAATAAACTTTTATCAAGATGTTAATCACATCGTTAATTGGAGGAAAGCAGGACAGAAAAGTGCTGCTGCTTTAAAAGGACCAATTGTTAAGGCATTAAATAAAGCTGATCCTAAATTGGCAAAAGAATTTGAAAATTTAAATACCCTGTATTCTAAATTTAAAACTGCTAGCAAACATTTGAAGCCTAAAGAGATTGATAAATATTTAAATATGGGTAAAATTGGTGGTTTAGCTCTTTCACTTGCTACTGGACATCCAGCAGGAGTAAAAGCTGCTATTGGAGCTGGAGTAACTATGGAAGCTGCAACTCAAGCATTGACTAACCCAAGGTTCCAAAATATGTCTAGAAAACTCTTAAAAGCTATTACAGATGATAAAACAAAATCTGCATTAGCTTTGAGCAGACAAATGGTTGAATTCATTAAGGAGAAACCAACTCAATAGGTTTCAAGTATCCCATATAATATAATTGCAAAAGCTCCTAATAAAAAATACATCATTTCTCTCCTATTATCTTATATTTTTATAAAATCTATATCTCTTTTTTCTAGCCTGTATTCTTCTCTTAATACACTCTTCTTCTGCCTTTATGATCCAATAAATAATAGCGACTAACAAAGTAAGAATCCAAAACATACGTTCACCAATTAAATTAATTTTTGAGATTTGACTTCTTTCAAGACATCACATAAGATTACTGCGTAAGTCCAATTATTTGAATTGTTTTTATATAAATTTTAGGACTTACATCATTGTTTTGAGGGTCCTCTTATGAGGACTCTTTTTTTAATTTTCTTCAAGTCTTCTTTTTATAGATTCCATGATAAAATCTCTCATTGATTGGCCGCGCCTGCTAGCTTCTAACTTTACTACTGTATGATCCTTTTGTGTCACTAAAAAGCTAATTTGTTTATTTCTTTTCTCTTTTATCTTTTCAGTCATATTCTCCCTCCTAGTACTTGTACAATAATACAATACTACATGTTTAAACGCAATACAAAAATATTGCCTTCAACTATAATAAAAGTAATTTGAAGTCTTCATGACTTCTATACAAAAGGAGATTTAAGATGACAAAATTAGTAAAATCATACGGTCTTGACAACCCACTTCAAGATGTTTTTCCTAAACCAATTATTTCAACAAGAGCTCCAACATCTAGCGATAAGAGTTTACCTCTTGGGCAGATGTGGATTAATAAATCTGCTGGTTCAGCGTATACACTTACTTCAGTTTCTGCTGGTTCAGCGAATTGGGAACTTTCTACTGCAAGTGCTGGTGGAGCTCCAATAACGAAATACGTAGTTGATGCAGATGGTACTGGAGACTATACAACAATTCAAGCTGCTATAAATGCTGCTAATGCTGCTGGAGGAGAGGCAACTGTATGGGTAAGAAATGGTACTTATACAGAAGATTTAACTCTTTACAGCAAAATAAATGTTGTAGGAGCAACTGGATTTGGAAATTTAGATAATTGTGTAATTGTTGGAAAACATACGCCTCCTACAACCGGAGCTTTTATTATTGATGGATTTGTTCTTAGAAGCGCTACTCATGTATTTGATAGTGCTGCCGCTGGCTCAGCATCTATTGTTGTTACAAATTGTATCATAGATATTACGAATGGTTATACATTCAATTTACCAAATTGGACAGGTTTGTTTGAAGGTTTCGATATTGGATCAACATCAACAAATGATGGATTTGTAAATAATACTGGTGGAGCATCTGTTAGAATGGTAACTACTTTGTGTGGTCAGGGTAGTGCTAATCCTATGATAGTTAGTGGTCCAACTGATTTTTTTGAGGGATATCCAATTGTTCCAATAAATGCACAGGGAGCTGCCGTTGTTAATATCTATGGTGGTGCGTGGTATAATACTATTACAACATCTGGTACTGCATCACTTGCTATTTTCAATTCTTCATGTGAGACAGGTGTTAATGCTGCTATTTCTCATGGATCTACTGGAACTGTTTCCTTAACTAATACCGCTATTTCTTCAAGCGCTAATCCAGTTATTGCTGGTGCAGGAGCTGGTGCGCTAACACTTGCTTCAACTACTTTCACTAGTGGAAATGTTCTAGCAGGTACTTTAACGCTTGGAACTGCTGATGAAACTAAGATGGCGAGTCTTAAGATTGGTAGTAAAATAAATGTAGAAACTACTGGTGCTGCTGCAACGGCTGGAACTTCTACACTTGTTGGTGGAACTGTTACTGTTAATACAACTGCTGTTACAGCAAATTCAATCATACTTCTTTCACATCAAACTAATGCAGGAGCTCCTGGATTTGTTTCTGTTACTGCAAGGGTTGTTGGAACTTCGTTTACAATTACCTCAAGTTCAGGAACAGATACATCTACAATTGGCTGGCTTATTTTGAACTAAATTGCTTAGTTTAAAACAGTTAAGTCTGTGGTTGTTTAGCAAAGATGAGTATATTATACTTTTTGTTAAACAACCCATTTTTATTAAGATGTTTTACAAAAGAAAAGACATATCTGGAAGAAAATACGGCTATTTAGAAGTAATCGAATCTTCTCATACTGTATCTAGGGGGAAAGCAAACTTTGCAGTTTGGAAATGTAGATGCATTTGCGGAAAGATAGTTTATGCAGAAGGCGTAAGGTTAAGAAATGGAACTCTTAAATCATGTGGATGTAAGCAATACAAACCAGCTGAAGAAAGATTGCAATCTAAAATTAGAATAAATAATGCAACAAAATGTCATGAATGGACTGGTGCAAAAGACAAGGATGGGTATGGGAAAATTATGGTCGATAAAAGATATAAAAAAACCCATAGATATGCATATGAACTTACTTTTGGAGAAATACCAAAAGGTATGTTAATAGCTCATGCTTGCGATAATCCGTGTTGTTGCAATCCTAATCATTTATTTTTGACAGATATAAAAGGAAATAATTTAGATTGTAGAATGAAAGGAAGAAATGTGCGTGGAAGAAAGTGTCATAATTCTAAACTTACTGAAAAAGATGTTTTAGAAATAAGAAATTTAAAAAATAAAATGGGTGGAATTGAAATCGCAAAGCTTTATGGTGTTTCGCGTGCTTCAATTTCTTTAATCCTTAATAGGAAAATTTGGAAGCACATCTAATGTAAAACCGCTTTACATAAAAAGAACCCCAAGTAAGGAGGCGTCCAAAGCTTGGGGTTCCAGACTCTCATGAGTCACTTGTTGCAGATTTCTTTTCAGTCTTCTTTTTCGTCTTCAGGTATAGGTAATTCTACAATGTTATCTTTTTCAGTCTTCTGTTTTTCTTCTTCTTCTCTTTGAATGGCTTCCCACAGTTCATTTTTAAGTTCAGACACTACACCAAAAAGTTCATTTATGTCTGCATCTACTGGAAATTCTAGAACGAAGACACGTTTTTCATTTTTTATGGCTAGAAGCTTTCTTCGAGCGATTTGATCCAAAACTATTTTCATGATATCTCCATATTTATATGTTAGCAGTATATACAATTAATACTTACATAGCATTATATTTTAATGCAAAATATTTCTTGCTACCTAAGAATAAAGATTTTATTATTAAGGTAAGCCTGTATTATTCAGGTGCAATTTATTTGCGCAGCATCAGCTGCTCCTAACAAAGGAGATATTTATGGCCTATGGAAAAAGGTCTTCTTGGGGCGCTATTAAAGAATTAGCGTTCGGATCACTTTCAGACACATATGCAGCTGTCGGAAGTGCGATAACCAAAGCAGCTCGTATTGTTAAAATTACAAATAACACAAATGAGACTGTCTATTTTTCTGTTGATGGTTCAACAGATATGTTAAAACTTCCAGAAAATTCTTTTCAAATCTGGGATATAACTACAAATAAAGCATTGGGAAATAAACCTCAGTTTATTGAAGTTGGAACTCAGTTCTATGCTCGTCATATTACTGCTGTAGCTCCTACCTCTGGTTGGATCTCTGTAGAGTATCTTATAGTCGAATCAGGTTCATAGGGGGACGACATGGCATATGGTCCAAAGCAAACTTTAAAAGAAGGGTTTGAAAAATTTGTCATTAAAACTCCTGATGCCTGTTGGGATTGGTCTGGGTGCTGTCCTGAAAACCCTGGTTACGGTCAATTTAGGCATGAGGGTAAGAGAGAGAGGGCTCATAGAGCTTCGTGGATAATACATTTTGGAGAAATTCCAAATGGAATGTTTGTATGTCACAAATGTGATAATAAGAGATGCTCTAATCCAGACCATCTATTTTTGGCAGATGTAAAAGGAAACAATTTAGATTGTCTAAAAAAAGGACGTCATCCAACTATGGGTAAGAAAGGTTCTGAAAATATAATGGCTAAATTAAGTGATAAAGAGGCGGTGAAAATAAGAAATTTAGCTGTTGATGGATCAATTCCTCAACATAAAATTGCTTCAGAATATAATGTTTCTCAGCCACTGGTTTCTTTAATTAAGCGTAAGATACTAAGGGGGAATGCATTGTGAGTCAGGCAGGAATTATTAATGTTGGTGCTGTTACTATCCCTGATGCAACAGAAGTTATAAAGGGAAAGGTTAGACTTGCAACAACAGCAGAGGCAATAGCTGGTGTCAATGATACCGCGGCTATTACGCCTTTAAAATTAGCTCAGGCAACGGGTACATCTATAGATAAGCTTTATATAGTTGCTAAAAATGGTAGCGATGTAACTGGAGACGGTTCTTTAGCTAATCCATTTTTGACAATAACAAAAGCAATGACAACCATTGGTGTACCAGCTGATGCAGCTGATGAAAAGAGAAGATTTACTGTTTTAGTAATGCCAGGAGAATATGACGAAGCCGTCACAATGCCCGCAGCTAGAATAATAAATCTTATGGGTCTTGGACCTGTAACACTTGGTGATGGAGCTAATGCAAATTTCTCATCAACAACTCCAAGAAATCTAACTATAGATGTTAATGATGCTGCCGAGAAAGGAACAGGAAGACCATCATATACGATAGGTACTTATGTAGCAGCTTCTGGAGAAACATCAAGTACTCATTTAGCATACAGAGCTGGATTTACTATCTCTGGAGACTTGGTTTATAACAACATTGGAATTGCTTCAACGATAGAAACCACCTTAACAGGTGTTAAAGTACAAGGTAATGTTGATGGTACCTCTGCAGGTATAGGAGGAATTAATTTTCTTATATATCGGTGCTTCTTTGATAATTTATTTAATGCTAGTACAGCGCTTCTTAATGTTGTTACATCCACTGAATTTGATGGATTAATAACATGTGCTAGTTATGGAAGAATGGTTGAATGTCAACTACAAGGTGGTATGACATTTACAAATAGTAATTCTAACGTTCCTCCTACAGGTATTTTTAATAGTCAAATAGACGGCGGTACATTTACATCTGCTAACAATCTGAAGGTAGATTATGTCACATACCAATCCTGGATAAGCAGCGGAGCTGCTTTTGCTGGTGGTGGTAGCATTGAATCTAAAGAATTAGCAATTAAGTATAGCGTTACAGATGCAGATGGAACATCAGGTTGGACTGGTCCAGCTGGTGGATTTTATTCAAGGACGATTACGGCGGCAACACACTTACAGGGTGTTTTGCCATCTATAGAAATCTATCTTTATGATGGAACAAAGTCTACATCTGTTGTTGTAGATACATTAGAAGTAGCAGCAAACGGAGATGTCACGATAAAAGTTCCTGACACTCCAGATTTAAGATTTAGAGCAAGAATAGTTATTTCCTAAAGGAGGATAAAATGACTACATTATATGGAAGTTTGGTTGTATTAGGTGATATGACCTCAGGTGTTTTGAAGGTTCAAGATACAAACTTTAGTAACAACCTTAACTTAAAATGGAATGAAGACGACACGGTTGATAGAGTGTTGAATTTCTTAGTTAATGCTGGTGATAGAAGCGTTTCTCTATCTGGCAATTTAACAGTAGAAAGCGCATCCATTCTTAACCAAGATTTAACAACAGATGCTAATGTAACATTTGCACAAGTTACAGCTGGAAATATTCAAGCAAGTGCTAATGCTATTATTTCTACTGATGTTAATGGAGATTTAGCTCTTACTCCTAACGGAACAGGAGATCTAGTATTAGATGGTCTTAAGTGGCCTCAGGCTGATGGAACAGCTAATTATATCCTTAAAACAGATGGTGCTGGACAACTTTCTTGGATTGCTAATGATGCTGGTGATGTAGTAGGTCCTGCTGGTGCTACTGACAATGCTGTTGCTAGATTTGATACAGCAACTGGTAAATTAATCCAAAATTCAGCTGTATTAATTGATGATTCAAATAATGTAACTGGAGTTGTTGCTCTAACAGCTACTACAGTTAATGCAACTACATTTGATACAAATATTGTAGCTGCTGGAGTAACCTTAGCTGGAACTTCTTTAGTTGCTGACGGTACAGATGCTAATATTGATATAACAATCACACCTAAGGGTACTGGATCTGTTGTTATGTCACTGGTTGATATTAACGGTGGTGCTATTGATGGTACAACTATAGGTGCAACGGTTGCTTCTACTGGTAAATTTACTGCAGTAGATGTTGACAATATCAAAATAGATGGTAATGCAATTACTTCTACTGATGCAGCTGGAAGCATTACAATCACTCCAGATACTACTGGTGATCTAGTTCTTGACGGTTTGAAATGGCCTCAGGCAGACGGAACAGCTGATTATGTTCTTAAGACTGATGGAGCGGGTCAATTGTCATGGGTATCTAATAGCGTTGCAACATATACAGTATATGATGCTGATGCTACTACCGCATGGGGAGCTGCTGCAGGTGGTTTCTATACACGTACAATTACTGCTGCTACACATGGAAAAGGTGTATCTCCAGTTGTAAGCATCATGGAATATGATGGAACCAATTTAGATGTTGCTGGTGTAGATCGTGTAAGAATTATACAAGCAAATGGTAATGTTGAAATAAGAGTTCCTGAAGCTCCAGACGGAAGATTCAGAGCTGGTATTTTCATAATGTAAAGCTGTTTTACATTTAACTTCTTAGCTTAATCCCTATATTCCCCCTTATGGGGGAATATGGTTAATTTTAACCATATAGGAAATTCTGTGGCATATAATTTCAAAGGTTCTTTCAACATATTAAAGGATCTAACAGCTGCGAAAGCAGATGTTGATAATGTTCAAATTGATGGTAATTCCATCATCTCAACCGATACCAATGGGGTTTTAAATCTTACTCCTAATGGTACTGGTGATCTAGTATTAGATGGTCTTAAATGGCCTCAAGCTGATGGTACGGCAAATCAAATACTATATACAAATGGATCTGCTCAAATAGCATGGAAGAATCAACAGATAGTAGATCAAGAAGGTTATACTTTTAATCCAAATGGATTTCAAGATCCAGACACAGATGTTCAGGTTTCATTTGTCGATGGAACAAGAACGTTAACCATTCAACCCGCTGTTACTTCTTTCAAATATTGGTCTGAAGGGCAAGTATATACAAAAACTGGCTCTGAGAATATTGTTATAGCTAATACAGAGGGTAATCATTATGTTTATTATAATGGAAGTTCCCTAGCAGAAACAACGACATGGAGTACTGATTTAATATTAAAGTATTCTCTTGTAGCGGTAATACATTGGGATGCAACAAATAGTAAGCAGATATATTTTGGTGATGAATATAAACATACTACACAAATGGGATCTAGAACACATCTTTATCTTCATGATACACGTGGATATGCTCTAGAGACTGGTGGAGGACTTACAGATATAGTAGCAGATGGATCTGGAGATGTAAATTCTAGTGCTCAATTTGGATGTGAAAGAACAATTGCATTTGATGAGGATGCTGAATTTGATCTTACTGCAAGAGCAAGCACTTCAAATATAGCTGTATATTATAAATCTGGAGCAGACGCATCTAATATTTGGCGTGTTGATGAAACAGCTTCTTTTGGAGTATTAACTACTGGAACTGGAAGAGCTGCTTATAATGAACTTACAGGAGGAAATTGGGTTCAAACTGAGATAGGAAATCTAAATTTTGTGTTAGCTCATATCTTTACTTATAATGATTCTACACGTAGATTTGGTGTTATACAGGGTGAAAATGAATATAGTACACTTATTTCAGCTCGTGATGGTGCATATGTAGAAATTAATAATATTGTTATAGATGGTTTAGTAGGGCCTGAAATAAAGTTCTTGGGAACTATTATTTATCAAACAAGCAATACATATGCTAATACAGTTAAATCTAGAATTAGATCAACAGATACTGGTGACGATTATATTGATCTTAGAGATGAGTCAATTACTAGAGGCGGTGTTGCAGGAACATTAACAGATCATGGAGCGTTAACTGGTCTTGGAGATGATGATCATACACAATATTTGTTAGCTGATGGTACTAGAACTCTTTCAGGAACATTTACACATGATGGAATATCTTCAGGATATACAGGATCTCAGAATGTTTCTAAACAATATGGAGTTACAACATCAGATGCTACTATTACACAGATTGCAGCTATAACATTAGATACAAACACAATGGTATCTGTTGAAGCTCGTGTATCAGGTTTTATTGATGACTATAGTGCTTCTTTAACTGGGTTTATAAGATATACAGCAAGACGCGTTGCTGGTGGTGCTATTGAGACATCCGCTCCAATTATTGATGTTCAAGAGGACAGTTCTGGTTCACCTACTGTAGATGCTGATGTTAGTGGTAATGATGTTCGTATTCTTGTTCAGGGTATAGCAGCGGAAAATTGGGTATGGGTTGCAACGGTAAATTATAATTTTGTTAAAACGTCAGCATAGGTATTTTTATGGCATATAATTTCAAAGGGTCTTTTAATGTATTAAAAGATCTAACAGCATCTAAAACAGATGTTGACAATATTCAAATAGATGGAAATTCTATCATTTCAACTGATACCAATGGAGCTTTAAATCTTACTCCTAACGGAACAGGAGATCTAGTTCTTGATGGTCTTAAATGGCCACAAGCTGATGGAACTGCCACTTACTTTCTTCAAACAGATGGTGCTGGTCAGTTATCTTGGGCGATTCCAGCTGGCGCTGGCGATGTTGTAGGACCAGGTTCTTCTACAGATAATGCTATTGCTCGCTATGATCTAACTACTGGAAAGATAATTCAAAACTCTGGTGTAATAATTGATGATAGTAATAATGTTACAGGTGCTGCATCAGTAAGTCTTACAGGTATTACTCTTGATGGTATAGGAGCTGGATACGCTAATTCAGAACAAGTTTTTAAACAAGCTGGAGTTCAAACTACAAACACTACACCTACTCAGATTGCAGCTATAACATTAGCTACAAATACTATGGTAACGGTAGAGGCAAGATTTAATGGATTTATTAGTGATTACTCAGCATCATGTGGTGGATTCTTACAATATACAGCTAGAAGAGTAGCGGGAGGAGCACTTGAAGTTTCGTCTCCAATAGTAAATGTTCAGGAAGATAGTTCAGGAGCACCAACGATAGATGCTGATGTTAGTGGTAATGATGTAAGATTACTTGTTACTGGAGTTGGAGCAGAAACTTGGAACTGGACCGTTTCATATAATTATCATTTTACGCAGACTAATGCATAAGGAGGAGATATGGTAGCTAAAGGATTACCCGTTAAACAACCGTTGGGATACTTGGGTATTCGTGAAACAGATCCTCCCCAAATATATATTTCACCAAGAGCTCCTACTTCAGGAGATTATAGACGTTACCAACTTGGTGACGAATGGATTGACCAATCAACAAATGATATATGGAAACTTGCTTCTAAATCAGGAAATGTTGCTGTATGGGTTGAAATAGGAGATTCTGTAGGACTTTTGAGTTCTTTAACATCTGATAGTGGTATCGCTACACCAGTAGCAAATACTATTACATGTACTGGAAATAATGGTCTTCAGACAATAGGATCAGCTGGTTCTTTAACTTATCAATTTTCTCCTGTATCTGCTGGTTATTCTGGATCTCAGAGAGAATATCGTCAAAGCTCTATACAAACTACAGATGCAACACCAACAGATATTGTTTCTATTGCACTTGCAGAGGGTGAAATGATTTCTGTAGAAGCTAGAATTAATGCTTATCGAAGTGATTTTACAGAAGCATTAGTAGCACGAGTTTTTACAGGGGCAAGACGCGGAACAGGTGGAAATGTCGTTGTTATTAATTCTAATCTAGATATATTTGAAGATAGCTCAGGATCTCCAACTATTACAGTAAATGCAGATGTTGGTAATCAAACGTTAGATATTAGGTTTGCTGGAGAGGCATTAAAGACATACAATGTTGTTGCAAGCTATGAATATCATAAAACATTAACAAACGCTTAAGAGGTAAAAAATGGCTAATGGCTTCATAAATAATGATTTTACTGCCGACGGTAACATTACTGGAACAACTTTATTCGGCACAACTTTTGATACAAATGTCGCTGCAGCAGGGATTACTTTAAGCGGTACTACTCTTGCAGCAGATGGAACAGATGCAAATATTTTAATTACTTTAACACCAAAGGGAACAAGTCCTGTATATTTAAATGGTAAACTTGGTATTGGAACTAATGCTGTTCCACATGGAGCAATAGGTGGTGCTTTAGTTGCTTTAGAAGGAGCTAATGCGAGTGTTTCTGCTGGTCCTCATATGCAGTTTACTACTGCTTCAGATGATTATCCACTGATGCAAATATTTCCATATGCACATAATGACATGCATTATCTTTTTGATTCATATTATGATGGTGCTTTTAAATCATCTAGTTCTTCATGTAATTTTAGAATATCAAAGAGTTCAACATCTCTTAATATTGCATCTGAGGAAGGAATAGCAGCTGGTAGTGTGGCTACTTTTCAAAATGATTTAATTATTGATAAAGCAGGATATGTAAATAAACCGCTTCAGCCAGCATTTTGTGCATATAATTCAGCAACTGATCAGGATGTAACTGGTGATGGAACAACATATACATTAATTTATGATACAGAATTATATGATCAGAATTCTGATTATAATAATGGGACAGGAACTTTTACAGCACCGATAGGAGGGAAATTTTTATTTACGATAACTACTACTCTTCTAAGTGTAAACGGATTTGGTTTGACTACAATGAATTTAATAACAAGTGATGACACTATTAGA